TTTTCTAATAAATTTTTCGTAATTTAAATTAAATTTTGCAACATCTTTCCAGTCCCATTGAAAATGGTTCTGTCTAGCGTTACGTCCAGCATTTTGACGTCTCTTATTTAATTGTATGGATCTATAAAAATTATTTTTGTGGGTTGTGGGAGTGCCCGTTTTAACCATAGTCGCGTTGTAGTACGCGCCCATAGGAGAAATAGACTTAGAGACTATAAAATCGTCCGCTTCTTGACACTCATCGATGACAATTAGATGAAAAGACTTAGATTCAATTTTTGCTCTAGGGTTAGCCGTCATCATCATTAAAGTGGATCCAGAGTTTTTTAACTTTATGTTTCTAACAACTCCGGGCGTTTTAGTTGGGGTGTCGTCAATTTCTGGATCCCCAAGAACTTCCATAGCTCTTTCGCTAGTTAAACGAGATACTGTTCTAGAAAATAAAGTTTCTACCTGAGCTTGAATTGGGGCAAACATTCCTACCCAAACCCCATCCTGGAACTTACCTAAAAGCTCCGGATACATCTTTGCAAGCCTAGGTAAGAGAACCATAAGCGTTGCTACGGTGTTAGCTACGGTCTCAGATTTACCTGATTGACGAGAAGCTAATGCGGTAATTTCTTCACCGTCGTTTATTAATATACTTTCTATAATTCTTTTAGCTAACGGTTTTTGATAGGGGTGAAGCTCATGGCCTGTTAAAAGAGCCATAAACTGCATAATCTTATCTATTAACGCAAGAACAAATTCTTTAGATAGCTCGTCAAGCTCTTCTTCTTCGTGAAGCTCTTCAAAATCTTCTGTTTCTTTTTCGAGCTCTTCATTTTCTGGGTATAACTCATCATCCTCAAAATCTTCAAAATCACCTTCACTTTCATCTTCGTACTCTTGGAACTCGAAATCTTCTTTCATTGGTGCCTCTCACTAAGAGTAGTTAGCACCGCTAATAGAGCTTCTGCTCCAAGCTTTGCCTCATTTAAATAAAATTTTTCTTTGCCTGATTGCCAAGTAGAAAGATTACGACTTACGGAGTAAAGAGTAGTTTCTGACCAAGCTAGTAGTTCAGTAGTAGGAAGAGTTTCTACTCTTTTTTCTATTTTACTTTTTTCTTTAGCGGCAGGGGTTTTTTTAAACATCGTCCTTCTCCATATCCATATTCCGTATGTATTCCCAATTTACTTCGGTTTTAGGTAATCCACGACCCTTTATTGCATATGTAAGGGCCTGGCTTTCAGTATACCCAGTTTTTCTCCAGACACCAACAACTACAGCTTTTTTGGTAAAAGGTAGTCTTATTGCATATCCGGTGCCACGTCTAAAGGGAGGATCTAGCTCCTGAGTATCCGCTTTATCAAAAAATACTCTTGGTTTAATGGGGTACGTTAATGGGTGCCAGTAAACGTTTCCAATATCTCTAGTCTGCATATTATCGTCTAGGTAACGTAGCTTTCTGTATTTGTGCAGCCCTTGCTAAAGTATAGGCCTCTGCTCTCATATCTGCTGGTAGATCGGTTACAGATGCGGGTCCTCTAGGTTTATAGTCTAATACATCTTTTATGTACTGCCACTTACTTTCAAGCTCTCTAAAAGTAAGCCATTCGTCTAAATCTACATCATAGTAGTTGTACAGGGTGGAGTCCCTAAACATAACGGTCAAAACAGCTCTTTCTGGGTTGTACGCGGCGGCTACAGTTCTAGGACGATCAGGATTACTAGTTTTTGTTGGTACTTCATATAAACCAGGTTCACTATATCCCGCAGGAGAATAAGCGGCGTCATCTTCCGGTGAGATTGCATATGCGGGGTCTTTAGTGTTTATGTTGGCACGCATACCCCTTGAGTCAATATTTTTTTCTATATATTCGTCACCAAATTGTTCTAGGGGTTCCATAATGGACTTGCGTCCTTTTTGAAAAGCCCATTGAAGATCTTCTGGTAAAAGAGATTGTGCCTGTTGTTGATCGCTAAGTCTATTTCGTCTTAGGTAAGAGGCAGCTTTTCTTCCCGCCTGAACGGAGGGAGATTTTTTAGGTTTTTTAGGTGGCATACTAGGCCTCGCATATATGGGTCTCTAATTGAGACTCCGCTATTAATAATTCACAAAGGTTGCATCTAAACCACTTTGTTTCTTTAAAATTATTTTGAGCAGTGCCCTCTATTGGCACGTCTTCTTGTCCGTTATCTGCTTGACGATTGTAGTCATAGATAACTTTAGACTCCGCCAAAATTTCTGGAGGGAAGGGTCCCTTAGGACGAGTTACTGTAGAGGGTACTGAATGAGCTTGTTTAGTTACTATCTTCTCTATCTTCATCTTTAGCTGCTTCCTCTAGAACTTTCTCTGTTTTCTTTTTAATCACTGGTTTTGTTAGTTCTGGGAGAGTTGCGTCAGGAGCCTTAACTACGGCCTCAACAACCTGCACGATAGGTTCTGACTCATCAAAGGAGAAATTAGCATTTATAACTGCGTTCTTTTGCTTTTCCATAAGTTTCCTTTCAAAGGATTTAGTCTACAGGATAAATTTGTCCTTTTTGTCCGATTTTAATTTATTTAGGGTTGTTGGTTGCATCAGTACTGTAGTTACTGCTAGGGTAACTCCATAGCCAGAGAAATCTGGCTATACGCACCTCCGTAACAAAAAGGGTTGCAGACCGAATTCAGCAGAAAGAGGCTGAATTGCTTAGTATGGGTGACAGGCATACTGGGTTAGGACTGGCCCTCTAGCCTAGGAGATAGAGTGCAGAAACATGAGACAAAAGCAAAACTTGCGATACTAATCGCTTACTCAATGCTCGTATATCCCTCACTAGCCTTTGCTGATGTGAAGGGCTCAAAATCTCAAGAAACTCAACTTGAGGTTAAGGTCGAATCAACCAATCCTCTAGATCTGTATAGGGATGCAAAAACCCTTACTGATGAAGAATTAGTTGATTTATTGTCTGCGGTTGGATTTGAGGGTAAGGCCCTTAAAACAGCTTGGGCAATAGCCAAAAAAGAATCAAATGGTAGGCCTAAGGCTCACAATGACAATATAAACACTGGCGATAACTCGTACGGTATTTTTCAGATAAATATGTTCGGCAGTTTAGGTGATTCTCGAAAAGAGAAGTTTAACCTTGAAAAAAACGCTGATCTTTTTGATCCAGTAAAAAATGCTGAGATTGCCTATTACATGAGTGCAAAGGGCACTAATTTTGGTTCCTGGGGTCTTGGACCACAGGCGTATGATGGCGATCCATCTGAACCAAAAATCTTAGAATGGATGGCTAAATTCCCTAAGTAAAGCAGAAGGGGCCGGAATTATCCGGCCCCTTTCTGTTGTAAAAGTTATTTACTTACCGCAGGTAGGGCACTTAGATTCAGTAGAACCAGAGGCACCAACCGCCTTAAACTTAGGTCGTCCAAAACCTACGATTGAAATCATAACTCCAGCTTTGTTCTTTTTATAGGCTCTAAGTTGTTTGCAAACTTCTCCGCCATTTCTTTGGCTTCCAGATTTTTTTGATGAGGTGTTTCCTTCGATACACCAAACAGTTCCGTCTTCATTATCTTTAATAACTATGCCAACGTGACTGATTCTATCTATACCATCTGCGGGAAAATCAAAATAGGCTATATCTCCTGGTTCAGGATCAGCTAAGTCCCCATCAATCCACGCACCTTTTTTCTTAAATGCTGCTGCTCCACTAGGTGTGTAAACAGTATTAGGTACTTTTACACCGGCTTCGTTAGCGCACCAGTTTACAAATGATCCACACCATGGTTGAAAGTTAGCCTTTGTGTAAGCACCGTACTTTGTTTCGTTGTCTTTAGGTCCTTCAATAGTTCCTAACTCCGCTTTAGCAACTTCAATAAGACGTGCTGCTGTTCCTTGATCATGCCTGATCATAGTCATCAACCCTCAACCCATCCCCGTTTTTTTCCTGCTTTTTTAATAGCATTAAATCTAGCGACGTTCTTTTTTGTTGGGTTGTCGTTAGCTCGATCTTCAAGTTTTTCAAACTTAGCTATAGAAACTGGATTTGCTTTAACTCTAGGTTTAGAAA